TCCTTTTGCAATTGGTAATCCTATCATTTTAAAAGAAACCAAAGATACTTTATATCTTGATGGAGCATTTTTGATTACACAAGTAGTTTCTACAACTTCATTTAGATTTGTACATAGATCTCCAACAGCGTATGTTGGAGATCAAAAAACAGATTATACTGCACTCTATACTGGAGGATTTTTTACTAATTCTTCATTACCACTAAATAATATCCAATCTGTTTCTGGAACAACAAGAGCAAGAATAAACTTTCTCTCTAATCATTCATTACATATAGGATCAAAACTTTATATTGTAGATTCAACCGCTTCAAGCTCTGCAACATGGATTGGTGCTCGTGACGTAAGTAGAGTGGTAAGTGATACTGCAGTTGAATATGTAACTGGAGAATTAACGAATTATGCTAGTACCACAACATTAAGTAGTGGATCTACTAATGTCTATGTCAGAAATGAGGGAATTGCATCTCATAGATATTTGGATGGTGGAGTTCAAATTAACCCATCTTCAAATAGTCCAAATTGCCAAATTATCAGACAAACACGTAAATATTTTAGATATCAGTCTGGTAAAGGCATTATGTTCTCTACTGGTATTCTTTTTAGACCAGTTTATGATGCATCTACCTGGAGTGTTTTAACAAACGTTTATCAAGTTGGAACAAACGAAGTTTATTCTTTGACTATTACAACAGATCAAGAACATGGATTCACTAGTTCCAGTACTTACTTACAGGGCGCCAAAGTCAAATTAACTGGATTTACTGTTACGAGTGGAAATAACCCTTATAATGGGGAGTACAGAGTTGCCACCATTGTGAATAGAACTACATTTACAATTAACGTAAATGTAAGTGCTGGTAATGGTGGACTGCCAACTGATACTAATCCTGGAGGAACCCCAAGAGTTGAAGTTATTGAATGGAATGATGCTACAGTAAGATCTGGTTTGTTCGATGACCAAAATGGAATATTTTTTGAGCATGATGGAAAATATCTACATGCTGTAAAAAGATCCAGTACAAATCAATTGGCAGGAAGAATTGCAATTGCACAAAATTCTTCTTCGGTAATAGGAACAAATACTAAATTTTTAACTCAACTTAAAGAAGAAGATAATATCATTATCAAAGGTGGAAATTATCTTGTTACAAAAATAAGCAGTGATACTGATTTAACTGTTTCTCCTGATTATAGATCAACGTCAGTAACTGATGTTAAAATTGTTAAAACAACCGATGAACGTTACAGACAAGATCAATTCAATATAGACAAACTAGATGGAACTGGAGAAAGTAAATACACTCTAGATCCAAATAGAATGCAAATGGTCTTTATTGATTATTCTTGGTATGGTGCTGGTAAAGTTCGTTGGGGAATTAGAACAACAGATGGATATATTCATTATGTTCATGAAGTAAAACAAAATAATATTAATACCGAAGCATATATGAGAACTGGTAACCTACCAGGTAGATTTGAAATTTCATCTAAATCTAAGTCTGGTAAATTATTGACTTCAATGACAAGTGGATCATCGACTATTAATGTAAATGAATCCGAAGCTATTTTCTTACCACCTTCAGGCACAATCGCAATTAATAATGAATACATTAATTATACGAAGGGAGGATTAGCAGGAAGTGTTAGAACATTAAACTTAATAACTAGAAATATTGGTGGTCTTCTTGGTGGACCAACAACTGCTGGAATAAATGATACTTGGTTATCAATTAATCAGAATTGCTCTCCTTCTTTAAGTCATTGGGGTGTTTCTGTGATTATGGATGGTAGATTTGATGTTGATAAAGCATACCTCTTTACGGCACAAACAGCACAAGGTGTTGGTGGATATCAATTTGTTGGTAATAATGTAAGAGTTGCTCTTATAACTCTTAGATTGGCGCCTAGTGTTGACTTTGGTATTCCTGGATTTTATGGAGTTCGAAACTTAATTAATAGATCTTCTCTATCTCTTGATAGTATTGGTCTTTCTGCTAATGGTAATTTTGCTATCGAGGTCAGAATTAATGCTGAATCGAATGTATTAAATAACACTGCTAACTGGAGAAGAGCTCCTAACGGATCTATTGCACAATATATTGACCATAGTTTCACTGGTGGTGCATTTAGTGGGGGAGATGTTATTACTGCATTTTTCGCAGAAGATGGACAAGGTAGATTTGCAAATACTACTTATCCAATCACGACAATTCGTGAACTTGGTAATAGTATTCTCGGTGGACCTGGCATTTATCCTGATGGACCAGATACATTAACTGTTTTTGCCACAAATATTTCGGGGCAAACAAGAGCTATTTCTGGACGAGTAACCTGGACCGAATCTCAGGGTTGATTTGACATTTTTGTCTTTTTCTCTTATAATATCAAGGTCTTCAACATCCTTGTATCTTTGGGAATGAAGACCCTCTCTGTGGTGGGAGAGGTGAGTTGGTGGTTAACAAGGGGGGGTTTATACCCTCCTTTTTTCTCTTATAAATTAGTATAAGTTATTAAAGAATTATGAACTTTACAGTCTATTCAAAAGAAAATTGCCCGTATTGCAGTAAAGTCAAACAAGTATTAGAGTTGACAGAACAGAAGTTTGTAGTGTATACTTTAGGACAAGACTTTACTAGAGAGGAATTCTATGCCGAGTTTGGCGAGGGATCTACTTTTCCTCAAGTTATTTGTGACGATAAAAAAATAGGAGGATCCGTTGACACAATCAAATTCCTCAAAGAACAACAAGTCATCAAATCGTGACCTAAATAAAACTGAAGACCACTTTAATCGTGGTATTGAACTCATACTTAATGGAGGGAAAAGAAAGCAAACTCAACCATTCCACATTATCTTTGAGAAGATAGTTTGCTTTCTAAATCGGGAAGTCACTATCTATTTTGAATTTTCCTTTAAGTCAAGGAAGAAAAAAGTAGTTTCCCGAGGTAAAAGAAATGTTAGCAGTTAGTTTAGTTTTCGGTTCCTTTCTAACCTTTTTGTTTCTTATAGTGGGGATAATGGCAGGTTGGGTAGCAAGAGAATATATGATGAACTATCGGGAAATACCAAGACCTCACCCCGAAATGTTCGATAACCAGGGCAACCTGATTCCAGATGAGGTGATTGCATTTAATTTTGAGAACTATCATGACTACGACGACACAGAAGAAGACAACGACGACTAAACCAAAGGTAGTAAAAGAAACTGCTATCGTAGAACTTCCAACAAGTCCTTTTGCTTTTGAAGTATTTGATTTAGTATCTAAGCAAAAGTCCAATGCTAAGAAAGTGGAAGTTCTTAAAAAATATGAGCATCCTTCGCTTAAGGCAACTTTAATTTGGAACTTTGATGAATCCATCATTTCTGTTCTTCCAACTGGTCCTGTTCCTTATTCTGGATATGCTGAACAGACTTCTTATAGTGGTTCTTTAAGCACTAAGATTACCGAGGACATCCGTAGGATGCACGAGACTGGATCATTCTCTCTTGGAGCAACAGATCGTCAAGGACACACGACGATTCGTAGAGAGTATGTAAACTTCTATCACTTTATTAAAGGTGGTAACGATGCTTTGAATAGCATTCGTCGTGAAACAATGTTTATTAATATTCTTGAAGGGCTTCATCCTCTTGAAGCAGAAATCATTTGCCTTGTAAAGGATAAAAATCTATCCGAAAAGTATAAGATTACGAAGGAAATTGTCTCTGAGGCATATCCTGATATTACTTGGGGAGGGCGTTCGTGAGTCAACTTAGTGATGTGATTGAACAAACGCAAAGTACGGAAAAGCATATGGACTATTGGACACCAGCAGAAAAAGAAACTTGTAAGTCTCGCTATGGGTGTGACATTCTTGTTGAAAATGGTTCATATGCTGATGTTTGTACCAAAGAAGCACCAAATGATGCTTATATTATCAAGTATATTGTTGATGAAAAAATTTGTTTTGATCTGACCAGGGGAACAAGAACTCGTTTGTTTGATATGTATTGGGATAAGTTTCGTGAAAACTTAAAAGACATTGACTTTGGGTATGGTAGAGTCAATCCTAAACTCTGGGGTTATCAATCACCCAAAACCAAAAAGCGAAAGTAATTCCTCATATAAGGCAAAATTTTTCCGGCAAAATTTTCTTGCGTGAGGGTTTTCACAAATCTTCACGCTTTTTAGTATAATATAGATACATTTTTGTATCTATTGTTACTATTTCAAGATATTTCTCACCTATATAAGATGAATAGAGGTATAATATTCCTCTAACGTTCATCCTATGACTAAAGCACTTTTGCTTTTAGCATGGGTTCCACTTCTTTCTGTTGCCTCACCACAACCTAATAAGACTGAATTTCCAGTCACAATAAGTTGTAACGCAGCGTGGGAACTAATGGACATCGTTAAAAACGACGATGTTGTTCACCAGAGAAAAGAAGACCAATTGCTATTAGAACTCCGAAAGGATGTGATTACAAGGTGCTAAAACTTAATAGGACGGAAGTAAGCCGACTCGGAACGGATCGTTCATCTATGGAGACACTCATTCTTTCATGCCTTCAAGCACAATTAATTGCGGGAAGAGTTCAACAACAGAACATTCCCAAACAAGCTAAGAATGATTTGATATGGGAGATCAAACAAATCTCTCCAAAGGAGTGCAAAATAGACGCAAAAGCCGACTGAAGGAACGCTCTTTAGCCTCAAAATTAAGGAGAAAACCTAATGTCTAAAGCCGTTTATAGAGGTTGTCAATACGACACCGACAATGCAAAGAAAGAGTATGAAACTTGGTATCTCAAGACTCATGCTCCTGCTCATCCACAAAATACATATCGTGGATTAGCATACCGCCCATGTAAAAACATGGAGGTGCAGAAGTGAAAAAACTTAACTTCCTTCAAATAATCAAAGAACAAAAACAAAAAGAAGAGCGTCGTCATCAAGCCCAACTAGCACAACTAGTTGCAGCAAAGTGATGGCACAATTTATTGTATCTTCAACTGCTGCGATTGCACTGATGACTATATTGTTGTCATCATACATTCAGTGGCTTTATAAGTAAATTATCAAGGAGGGGTTGATCCCCTCCTTTTTTTATGTTATGATACTTAGAGAGAATACTATCCTATGGACAGAGACAAACTAAAACTAATTGTCCGTAATCTGGAAATGTTGGTAGATTCTTTAAAGGTGGAAATTTATTCTGACGTTTCTGCTTACAGAGCACCACAAAATCAAACACACACAGATTACGACGAGATTTTTGATGATGACGATGGATACACAGACTAAAAAAGCAAAAGAACTCTTAAAATTGATGAAGAGACTTGTTGCACAGAATCACTTGTATAGTGAAACTGAAATGCATGAGATGAAAAAACGTCTTCGTGAGGCAGAAGAAGAAGTTGCAAGACTAGAAGCACACACATTCAAAGGATTTGGAAAGAAATGACTGTAAAACTCATCAGTGTGACGCCGCGAATCAAGACAACGAAAACTATGCCAAGTTGCTTGCTTATTGTATTAAGCATAATCATTGGTCTGTTTTTGAGCAGTCTTTTATGACTCTTGAGATTGAGACGAATCGTGGTATCGCAGCACAAATTCTGCGCCACAGGAGTTTCACCTACCAAGAGTTTTCTCAGCGTTATGCCGATACGTCATTGATCTCTGAGTATATTCCCGTTCCTGATTTGCGTCGCCAAGATACTAAGAATCGTCAGAATTCGATTGATGATATTTCTGACTATGAAAAACTGACTTTGCAGAGCAAAATTCAAGAGCATTTTACGCACTCTATGCAACTCTACAAGGAACTTCTCGCCCATGGGGTTGCTAAGGAGTGTGCAAGGTTTGTACTACCCTTGGCGACGCCCACACGTATCTATATGAGTGGATCGTGCAGGTCATGGATACATTATATCAATCTTCGCTCTGCTAATGGGACTCAGAAAGAACACATGGACATTGCACTTGCCTGTAAAAATGTGTTTATTGAGCAGTTTCCTGCAGTTGCCGAAGCACTTGAATGGACAAAGTTTGAAGGTTGGATTTACTAATAAATAAATTATCTTGAAATTATAACAATGGCAACATATCCTGTAGTGAATACAAAAACTGGTGAACAGAAAGAAGTGGAAATGAGTATCCACGACTGGGACCAGTGGAAAAATGATAATCCAGACTGGACTCGTGACTGGTCTGATCCTTCGACTTGTCCTTCTCCTGGAGAGGTTGGTGAGTGGAAAGATAAACTGATCAATCGTAATCCTGGATGGAATGATGTCCTTCATAAGGCATCAAAAGCACCTGGTTCTCGCGTAAAGAAAATCTAATGGCAAGAAGAAAAAGAGGCAATATTGACCAACCAATCGGAGTTGGTCTAACTGCAAAACAGATGAAAAGGAGAAAACCTCTAAGTGCAGATTACTTAGTTGAGATTGATCCCCTTACAGATAATCAAAAACGTCTTTTCGATTCTTATGTAGATGGAAAACATCTTGTAGCATATGGATGTGCTGGAACAGGTAAAACATTCATTACTCTTTATAATGCTCTGTGTGATGTTCTGGATGAAAGAACTCCTTACGAACGAATCTACCTTGTTCGCTCTCTAGTCGCCACAAGAGAGATTGGATTTTTGCCTGGTTCTCATGAGGACAAAGCAGACATTTACCAGATTCCTTATAAGAATATGGTGAAGTATATGTTCCAGATGCCTTCTGATGCAGACTTTGAGATGCTTTATGGTAACTTGAAGTCACAAGAAACTATTAAGTTTTGGAGCACTTCATTCCTTCGTGGAACGACTCTTGATAATGCTATTGTGATTGTAGATGAGTTTCAAAATCTAAACTTCCACGAGCTTGATTCTATTATTACTCGTGTTGGTGAGAATACCAAGATTTGTTTCTGTGGTGATGCATCTCAGTCGGACTTACAAAAAACAAACGAGCGTAATGGTATCGTTGATTTTATGTCGGTCTTGCGTAAAATGCCTTCGTTTGATATAATTGAATTTGGTGTAGAAGACATTGTTCGTTCTGGACTTGTTAAGGAATACATCATCGCAAAAATGGAATCTGGTTTTTAATGTTTAAACGTGTTGATATTGAACTCCCTAAGTTGGAGCGTGAAACAATTGATGGTATTCGCTATTATAAGGTTCCAGATGAAGAAAGTCTTCTTCGCTTAGTTTCGATTACTTCTGTTACGAGTCATTTTAATCGTGAAATCTTCGATAACTGGCGCAAAAAGGTTGGTGAGGAGGAGGCGCAGAAAATTACTAAAGCGGCTACTTCTCGGGGCACAGATATGCATTCTCTTGTGGAAAACTATCTGGATAATAAGAATCTCCCGCCTGTTGCGCCTATGGCGGATTTTCTGTTTAAAATTGCGAAAACGGATTTAAAACGTATAAATAATATTTACGCCCTTGAAGGGTCCCTATATAGTAAACAACTGGGAATTGCTGGGACAGTTGACTGCATTGCCGAATATGACGGCGAGTTAGCAATAATTGACTTTAAGACTTCCAAAAAACCAAAACCACGCGAGTGGATTGAACACTATTTTGTTCAATGTATGGCATATGGTTGTATGCTATACGAACTGACTGGTATTTCAGTCAAAAAACTTGTAATCATTATGGCTTGTGAAAATGGAGAATGCGTTGTCTATGAAGAACGAGACAAATCAAAATACATCAAACTGCTCAGCAAATACATTAGAACGTTTGTTAGAGATAAACTGGAGCTCTATGGAACCAAATAAAGAACTAGAACAGGCAATAGAAAGTAAATTTTTAACCCCTTCCAAGTTTGCTCTTGAGATTGAAAAGATTGTCGCGGAAGAAAACTTCAATTATATTGATGCTATTGTTCACTATTGCGAAATTAATAGTCTTGAAGTAGAATCTGTTGTGAAGCTCATTTCAAAACCTTTGAAAGAGCGTCTGAAATGGGATGCCACACGTCTCAACTTCATGAAAAAGACTTCGAGAGCACGACTTCCGTTATGAGTCCATTTGAGACATATCAAACTTATCTTTCGATGAAAAGTCATTTTACGAATAGTAAATATGACTTTTTTAAGTATGGAGGTAAATCAAGAGCCACTATCACATCTTTCAATAAAAGAAAAGACAAATATTGGTTTGAAAAAACATCGAGAAAGTATTCCGATCGGGAAATTGTAGATTTTCTATTATCAAACTTTGTATCCGCAGACAACCCACAAAACTTATGGATTGGAGAAATTATCAATTCTGGAGAAAGGACTTACGCAGATTGGATGCGTCGCCAACAGAGTTTGACTTACTTGTTCAAAGAACAAAGCAACGAATTATTCTCGGAAATCAAATTAGACGATGCCTTGAATTGTTCCAAAGGTCATCCACCCGTCCTTAAAAAGTTCCTGGGCGGGAAAATTTCCCTTGAAACCCTAGTGATTTATGATAAAATATTCCTGTTCGGGAAAACTTTTGATAAGCAACTTTTGGACCCGGTGTGGGAATCCGTAAGTTTAAAAATCAAAAAGTATAATCCCTTTCTAAATATTGACGTATTCCAATTTAAAAAAATTTTAAGGGACATCATAGATGAGTAGCTTTTTTGACTCCGACATTATTCAAGACGAACTGAGAGAAATCAACAAGTTACAAGAAGAAATCTACGGAAGCATTCTAACTTTTGGTATGATGCCCCGTGAGACTAAACTGGAACACATTGAAAAACTTGAGCTCTTGCTAGAAAAGCAGAGAGTGATGTATACTAGGTTGTCCCTTTCAGATGACCCACAAGCGGTTGAGATGAAAGAGAACCTACGCAAGTCAGTAGCACTGATGGGTTTCCCACCAGAGACTGATATGCAAGTTTTATTCAGTAGTATGAACAAAACCATTGAGTCACTCAAACAATTCATTGACAGGTGATTCAATTTTCGCTATACTATCCGAGTAATCCCCCGAATCCAATTTATCCGAGGTAATCCAAATGTCGTTTTCCGACCTTAAAAAGCAGTCCAAGCTGGGCAATCTTACTGCCAAATTGGTCAAAGAAGTAGAAAAAATGAATACTAGCAGCGGTTCTAGTGATGACCGCTTGTGGAAACTGGATGTAGATAAGAGCGGCAATGGTTATGCCGTAATCCGTTTCCTGCCTGCTCCCAACGGCGAAGACCTGCCGTTTGTGAAACTTTATTCCCACGCCTTCCAAGGTCCTGGTGGTTGGTACATCGAGAACTCGCTGACCACTCTGGGTCAGAAAGATCCTGTGTCCGAACTGAACTCCGAACTGTGGAACAACGGCACTGATGCTGGTAAGGAACTTGCCCGTAAGCAGAAGCGTAAACTGACCTATGTGTCCAATATTTATGTGGTGAAGGATCCTGCCAACCCTGCCAATGAAGGTAAGGTCTTCCTGTTCAAGTATGGTAAGAAGATCTTCGACAAACTCACCGCTGCAATGCAACCTGAGTTTGAAGATGAGGAAGCAATTGATCCGTTTGACTTCTGGGCTGGTGCCAACTTCAAACTGAAGGCAAAGAATGTCGCTGGTTATCGCAATTATGACTCCTCTGAGTTTGCTCGCTCTGAAGCTCTCCTGGACGACGATGATGCGATGGAAGCAATCTGGAAGAAGCAGTATTCGCTTGCCGAACTCGTTGCTGCCGATCAGTTCAAGTCCTATGACGAACTGAAGAAGCGTCTTGATTATGTACTGGGTAACAAGGGCACTCCCCGCTATCAAGATCCCGAAGAGTTTGATGAGGACAACACCCGTGGTCCTGTGAAGGAACTCGATGAAGACCTTCGCACCGAACTCAACAATCTGCAACCTACCCGTCGTGCTGCGGTTGAGGAAGATGAGGATGATGATGCACTCTCGTACTTTGCACGTCTTGCCGAAGAGTGAAGTCTGATTACTACATTGATCGTGTAAGTAAATCCGAATCCGCAGAATTACTTCTGCGGTTTCATTATCTTAAGGATTTTTCTAAAGGTTTTAGATCTGGTTATAATTATGGTTTATATAAGGGTAACGATTTTTGCCCATTGAACATCGGCGGCATTCAGGGAGTCTGTGTCTTCACAGGTCTCCCTGTTCCTGAAATTGCACAAGGAGCATTTGGACTCGAACGGAATGAGCAAGAAGGATTATTTGAACTTTCACGACTTTGCATCCACCCTGAAACCCAGGGAACCGAACATAATATCACTTCTTGGTTTGTTTCAAGAGCGATTAGACAGTTACGGAAGGATACAAAAGTTAGGGCAATCATCTCTTACGCTGATAGTGATTTCCATTTTGGTACAATCTATCGCGCTTGTAATTTTAAATATTGCGGACTTTCAGACCCAAAGAAGGATTTCTACTATGCAGACGGAACTAAACACTCTAGAGGCAAAGTTAAAGGTGCTGAAGGAGAATGGAAAGACCGCTCCCGCAAACACCGATATGTAATGATATTTGATAAGAGTTTAGAACTCTTATGGCATCGTGATCCTAGTATTCTCAGTACGGATGAGTTTCTCACTGACATATTGTGAAGAATCCTGATAATCCATCACAGTTCTCATGTCAAGTAAGAACTGCTGCAGATAAATTGGTTTCAGTACATAAATGTTTCTTTTTTTATCATTCAATCTAGTTTCGTATTCGTAGTTTGATACTGCATTTACTGGATTTAAATTAGCGTTTGGATTTGATGGATTTGGAATAGTAAAATTTGAAGATACAATCTTACCAGCAGGTAAAATAAGTCGATTTAAAGAATCTCGTACTTCTTTAGTCTCGTAAAATTTGATATCAGTCAAAGTTGTTCCATACTTGTTTTCTGCATAATTATAAAGTTGTGAATTTGAAAGAGGCCATTCATCTCTTAGGTGTATAATATTTGCCGTGATTAGAACAACCCAATCATAATTAGCATCATCATAAAGTTCTTCCGCAACTGTATCTGGACGAGATCCATCTGGAACTTGATATTTTGTAAATGCTGTCAAGGAATTATATACATCGTCACGAAGTTTGACTCTCCTGAAGAGATTTTTGACCAGAACGTAATCTCTATCAGATGTCTTATCATTTAAAAATGATTGATATTCTAAATCTGGTAGATAAGAAAAATAGTTTGCCATTTTTAGTATCCTACTCCTTCGTTTGGATCATTGCTATAATCAGATGAATAGATAGGTTCTAGTTCTTTGAATGTCAAGTCCATAATCATCGAAACTGGTGTCCCATCTTCATATGTTGCATAAACATTTTCACCAGTGTAATTTACCGACATATCCTGAAGCACACAAGTTTTGATTTTGTTTAGAAACTTATGATTATCTGGTCCACTTCTATAAGTTAAATCAAATTGTCCTGGTGTTCCAAGGAAATTTCCAGCAGGAGTTGGTGCCATGTGTCTTTTTAATGATCCAATAATCAATTTTACTTGATCTCCTTCTTTTTTACTTCTTGGGGTCATTTTAAAAGAAAATTTAAATGATCTAATTGTTGGACCATTAAATAACAACTCCATATTTGGATTCAAGATTTTTCCTTGAGATCTTGCTAAAATTTGGTCTAGACTAATGTTTCCAATACCAGCAAGTCCAGCTGCCTCTGCCGCTAATTTTGTTAGATATATTGCTCTAAGGTCCGCAGACTCTGCAAATACACCTTTTAATTCTTTTAAAGTATTTTCACCAAGTTTGTTCAAAAAACCAGTAATATCAGTTTTTCCTGGTGTTTGAGTTGTCATAATATTATAAGCAGCACCAGCAACTTTAGCTGTTATTGCATCTAACTTATCTTCTGAAAAATTTACGCTATTGCTATCTCCGATACTTGATGGTATAGGTAAAAGAATTATGTCACCAACTTGACTTACAAATCCTGAAGATATTTTTTTCCCAACGTTAGAAGCATTTTGAGTAGGACCACCTTGATATGCACCATTCTTTTTTATTAAAGAAGATGAACCAAATTCTTCTAAAGATGAAGATGCTGCTTTTTTCCTACGCAAAGTTATCTGCAGATAGTCTGTCTCTTGAGTATATAAGTCGTATGGATACCTTAATACCTGCGCCATTTGGCTAATTTTTTAACTATTTAGACGGATTTTTCCAAAAGGAACCTCTATAAGATCTGGAATTTCTTCCGCATAAATTTCATATAAACCTCCAGCAATCTCGTCCCAGGTATATTGGCGAGATTCTCCCCAATGAAAATTAATACCTCTAAATCCCCAACCATAAACCTCAGTCACTGCAACAAGGGGATTTTGATCGTAACTAATATTTGGTGTTTTTGGTTGATAAACAAATGTATAATATCTTCCAACTTTTGGACCTTTATTAGTTTCCGTTAAAACGTTCATAATTTCTAACATTAAATCATCTGGATCTTCATTACCTTGAAGATTATCAATTACAGATCTAACTCTACTATTCTTATCATCTGTTGGATTTTGTCTTTGTCTTAGGGTTTTTCTTGGCATTACTTGATACCTAGTTCATCCTCGGTTAGAACTTTAAAATCCCAATTTCTGTCTTCACAAAATTCTTTTGCTGCTCTCCATTTTGCCTGATTTTTTGCGTACTCATATGCCTCATAAATGTATCCTTTTGTTTGCCTTTTCGGTTTTGGTGGTGGTAATGTTTGTCTTTTAGGCTTAACTTCAATTAAATACTTTTTAATTTGTCCAGTTGATTCTTTTACTTTAATGTAAAAGTCTGGAAAATATCTATGAATACGATTGTCGATTGGTGAACGATAAGGAAGTGCAATCTCTTCAGATCCCCACTCAAGAACATTTTCATTGAGATCACAATAGACCATGAATTTTCTTTCCCATAATGATCTATAAATGATATTAGTTGGATCTCCCTTGTATTTTTGAGGGTATGATGGTTGATATTTTCCTTTATACGACATCTAAATATTTAATAATATCAAGTAAAAATATTTAGATGCCTAATACTCCGCAACCAGTGGAAAATGTGACTATGGCAAATGCCAAAACTTATTTTGGCAAAATTGCAATGACTAATTATTATCAGGTGCATATTGGACAATTCAATTCAGATTTTATTGGTAAATTGCAAAATGCATCATGGGGTCCTCAAATTAGTTTATCTGAATTTGGAAAAACTTTAGGTCTTCTTTGTTCTGATGCAACTCTACCAACTTCAACATACGCCACTGCAGAAGTAAAAGATAATTACATGGGAGTTCCCCAAGAATTTGCTCATACTAGATTATATACTGACATTGATTTTACTTTTTACATTGATACAGAGTATAAGGTTCTTCAATTTTTTGAATTTTGGATGAATTATGTTGGTGGGAATTCTGAAATAGCAGCATCTTCAGATCTTCCATATGCATATCGTAGATTCAACTGGCCTGAAAATTATAAAACCAGTCAATTATTCATTACAAAATTCAATAGAGGATATAACGTTCCTGGAAGCACGAGATTGCAATACCAATTAGTTAATGCATTTCCAAAATCTGTCACTAGTATTCCAGTTGCTTATGGACCAAGTGAATTGATGAAAGTTACTGTGACAATGAACTATGATCGATATGTTCTTGGTAGATTTGTTGTGCCAAAACAAGAACAAAGTCAAAGTCCAGAAGCACCGATACCACCAGCAGCAGAACAAAAACCATCAGTTCCACAACCACCAAGAAACCGCCCAAGAACTAGAAATGAAGTTCTTACTGATGGATTTATTAGGTAGATAATTGGGTCTAAATAATCACAACTGAAGTTTTATAGGTCATTATGCCTTTACCAAAGATTAATACTCCAACGTATGAGTTGGAATTACCTTCTACTGGGAAAAAAATTAGATATCGTCCTTTCCTAGTTAGAGAAGAAAAAATTCTGTTAATTGCATTAGAATCTGAAGATACAAAGCAAATCTCAAGTTCAATTGTTCAAATCTTATCGGATTGTATTCTGACTAAAACTGTAAAAGTATCAGAACTATCGACATTTGATATTGAATATCTCTTCCTTAATGTTCGTGCCAAGTCAGTTGGTGAAACTGTTGAGGTTAATGTAACTTGTCCTGATGATGGCATAACACAAGTAAAAGAAGAAATTGCGATTGATTCTATCAAGGTTCAAAAAGATCCTGCACACACTAATATTATTAAACTTGATGATAATCTTTCAATGAAACTCAAGTATCCATCTCTTGAGCAGTTTGTTGAAAATAATTTTGAGGTATCTGAAGAAAACACCAATGTTGATAAGTCACTTTCTTTGATTATTTCTTGTATTGATACTGTTTATGATCAAGAGGAATCTTGGAGTGCATCAGATTGTAGTAAGGAAGAACTTGAAGAATTTGTAGAGCAAATGAATACAAAGCAGTTTAAAGAAATTGAAAACTTTTTTGTAACAATGCCTAAACTTGCTCATACAATTAAAGTTAAAAATCCAAACACAAAAGTTGAAAGTGAAGTTGTCCTGGAGGGTCTAGCTGCTTTTTTCATCTAAGTATGGCTCATACTAGTCTTGAGTCATACTATCAAATTAATTTTGCCCTCATGCATCATCATAAATATTCATTGACAGAGATTGAAAATATGATGCCTTGGGAGCGTGAAGTTTATATTGGTCTGCTTCAAGATTATATTGAAGAAGAAAACTTAAAGGCACAGCAATCTAGTGGAATTTAACAACCAAATTTACAGAGCACCATCATTACCAAAGTTAAGTAGAAGAAACATATCTTCTTCGGTAATGACTGGTGCTCAGATTGCTTCTAGTCCAAGATTAAAGAGATCTACTTTTAGTTTTATTGGTGGCGAAAGACGTGGTACCGTAGGATCTAGTCTAAAGGCAGAAACAACTAGTTTAGATGTAAGTTTACAAGAGACAAATAGAATTCTCGTAGAAATTCAAAAACAATTATCTCTTGATTTTGCGAATAGGATTACTGAAAAGAGGCAGGCATTACGAGCTAGCAAGATAAAGGTAACGAGAGAAAGGGTAGGGACAAAAGAAAAGGCCATTGAGTCTGTAAGACAATTTGGTTCTGGCATTATGAAAACTTTTGATGTTGTAACATCTCCAGCAAAAAGTATATTCCAAAAAATATTAGATTTTTTTAGTATTATTGTAACTGGATTATTGGTTAATAATGCGTTCAAGTGGTTAGAAAATCCAGCAAATCAACAAAAACTTGCTAAATTCTTCAAATTTGTTGCAAATCATTGGAAAGAGTTACTTGCTCTTTATGGTGCATATAAACTCTTAAAGATAGTTAGTGCTCTAAAACGAATAGTTGATCTATTTAAGAGACCACCAAAACCACCAGGTGGTGGAAAACCAGGTGGGGGAGGTGGTCCTAGTGGAGGTGGACCTGCTGGCGGAGGATGTGGTCCAGTTTTAAATTGCATAAAAGATATTGGTGGAGCTGCTGCTGAAAAACTTGCCGAAACTTTAAAGAAAACGAGAGTCTTTTCTCCTTTATTTGGTTTAATTCCAAGACAGAAACCAGTTCAACAACCAGTTCAACAACCAGGACAAAAACCCAAAAGCATATATGGGGATTTATCAAACTTACCACCAGGAGTTAGAGAGGATCTCTTAAAAGGCGGACAAACTAAAGCTCCAGGAGTTGACGCTCTTGGATTGGTTGTTGCTGGATTAATCGGTGCTTTAGCTAGTGGTGGTGCCCTTACAACAGCTACTATTGGTGGTTTATGGACAAGATTAAGTAGTATTGGAATAAGAGGACCAAAACCAGTAACACCTCCACCTGCTCCTGCTGCTTCTGGCATTAGAACATTTACAAATTTGTCTGGGAAACAACAGGTACAATATACTCCAGAACAAATACAAGCAGCATTAAGATCCGGATCTGCAAAACCATCTAGTGCTCAAAATATTATTGATATTGTAAAACAGGCAAAAAGCACAAAACTACCAATCAGAAGATCATTAGGTGGAACTGTTGGTGGCACTGGATCTGGAAGTGTTGATAGTGTTCCAGCGATGCTTGCTCCTGGTGAAGAAGTTATTCGTGCATCAGCAGCAATGATGTTCAGACCACTTTTGAAAGACATTAATAATAATGCTGGAAGAATGTGGACTACTTTTTCTGATGCTGTTGGGGGACTGGTAGTATCAAACTCAACAATGAAGAGTGCATTACAAATTCTTGCTGCTCAACTAACAACATTTAAAGGTCAATTGGATAAGTTTGTTAATGAAGAGAGGGTTAAAAAAACTAAAGAAATTGGAAATGGTGGATATGCAGAGAGAAGAACAAGTTCAAATATGGTTTCTCCAGAACTTGTACTACATTCTGATATTAAGAGACCTGTTAAGAAAAGTGCAACATCATCAATTGTACCAATAAACTTACCATCACAAACGTTACCAATGTCTGGGGTGCCACAATATAGTGCTGCGGGTGGAGTAGAAACAGAAGAACCAAGTGTTTCCAGTGTAAATATGGCAAATCCATATATGCAAATTGTACCAGAAATGTTGGGGATTTTTGTATAAGATATGGAAGCACAAGTAACGCGATTAAGAATTAATGCATCCAATCTTAGGAACTCATTGGTTGGTTACAATAAGGAACTGCGTAAACTTAGAGTCGAAGAGAATAGATTAACTGCTACTTTTGAAAATCAAGAAAAGCGAAAAGAAAAGGAGCAGAAGATAGAATCCGGAATTGGAAAAACAATCGAGAGTGTTAAGTCGAGAGTTCTTGCAGGTCCACTAGGATTTTTTGATAAAGTCAAAGAATTTTTCGGTCTTGTTCTTCTCGGATTGTTTGTTAATAATCTCCCTCAGATGATTGATAGACTTAAAAGATTTTTCTCTGATAATGCTTTATTAATTAAGATTACAAAGACAACGTTGAAAATAATTGGTGAAGGAATTATGGGAATGATATGGTTAGTTACAGAATATCCTCAAGGTGTAATGTCTGCTATTGATAATGAAAGAAGATATGTTGCAAAAGAGATTGATAGGACGATTGCAATCGCAGAAGCTGCTTATAATATTTGGAACAAATTTTTAAACCCAACTCAAGATCCAGTTCCTAATAAGGGTCTTGGTCTTCCTGGGGCACCAGGATCAATGTATCCTTCCACAACTCCATCTCCAACACCATCAGCATCTTCTCCTTCTCCAGCACCAACACCATCGTCACAGCAAGCACCAGTTCAAAAACCACAAGGACTTGCAAAAGGTGGAACTGTTAAAGCAAAAAATACTGGCACAAACAAAGCAACAATCTCTAGTGGATTTAGAGGAGTTACTGCAACTCCGATGGGATCAAATGCAATTGAAAGTGTAGATTCTTTTGATAATTTTCAAACTGTTTCTTTCGGAACAAAAATAAACGCACAACTCCTATCAGATAAAGAAGGTATCAATGATACCTTTGAGCAGGTTAATCAATCTTTCTCCAAATTCTTGCAATTTTTTGGATTAGATAAAAAAGATAAAAGTAAACCACTTGATGATATGGATCCAGGAGCACAAAGATCTGGACAACAGGATCCATTTACTCCTTCAACTTCAGTTCCTGTTGATCCTGGTAGTATTATTGGTAGAATTGGAAGTACGGGAAGATCCACTGGACCACACTTACATGTTGAATGGGGTAATGGATGGGGTGATCGTGGTGGTAGAGCACTTTCAAAAAGTATTTTGAATGGTGTTTTCATTGGGGGAGTTCCTCTTTCTAAGATGTCTCAAGGTGATGGTCTTGGTGCAGGCAGAGGGCATAGAGGATTTGATTTTCCAGCCCCCAGCGGAACACCAATTACTTTAGGACCAGGGTTAAAATTTGTTGAATATTCAGCTGGTGAAAATGCTGGTTATGGAAATGTTACAATTATTATGGATGAGAATGGTCAACAATATCTTCTTGGGCATTTAAGTGGTGGTCCATCTGCAGAAGTAAAGAAAAAAATTAAAGCAGCAAAATCTAAAGTAGATCCTGTTGCCGAAGGTGTTGGTGATTTATTGAATACATTAGAGCGTGGTAATGAGCAATCTTCTTTACAAAATCAAACTACATACTTAGTAACTCAGACTTTTGTACAACCAGTTGGTGTTCCACTTCCCACTCCAGTAGCGATGGAAAGAAGATCATCAGGAGGTGGTGGATCTTCTTATTCTAATAGCGCATTTTCAAGTCTCGGATAATTAAAAATGTCAGCAGTAAGTCCATCAATTTACGAAAATATATCAATTATAAAAAATCAAACGTCTTATCCAATTTCTGGTATAGATCAAAGAACATCCACCGTTTCTTTTGATTATTATGAGAGTCTTTTTTCACCAATCGTCACTGCTAATATTGCACTAGTTGATACAAATCGATTGATGTCTAAGTTACCAATACAAGGTAATGAGAAAGTATCATTTTCAATTAAATCTAAACTGGGAACTCTAGATTTTAATAATAAGCCTCTACGAATTATTGGTGCTCCTGTTGCTGAAAAGGAACCAAATCGTGAACTGGTTGCAATGTCTTTGATGTCTGAGACCGCAGAAGAAAATTTAAAGACAACCTTAACAGAAAAATACACAGGAAAGATATCAGATTCTGTAAGAAAAATTTTGACCAAAGAACTTGGTATTTTACCAAACAAACTTTTTATTGACCAAACACTAAACACTTATAATTTTCTTGGATCAAGTAAAGATGCATTCAAAATCATTATAGAATTATGTCAAAAATCTATTCCTTATGGTAGTGATGGTCTCCCAGGTTATTTCTTCTTTGAAAATCAGTTGGGGATTCATTTCAGATCAATCAGTAAAATGATAGAACAAGATCCATATCCAATATCTTATGAATATAATGCCATTTTAAAAAATGATGAGAATCATGATTATAGAATCTTATCATTTAGAACAATCAGAAATCAATCAACATTGAATGCTTTGAAGAGTGGTGTTTATTGTACTAGAAATATTTTCTTTGATCCTCGTTTGTTAGAATATACTGAATTAATTTTTAAAATTACTGATAAGGGGGAAATGACTCTTGGTGACAAACCAATTAAGAAACCAAACACCTTAGGGAAATCTGTAAAAACTGCATCTAGTTTTGTTTCTGAAGATACTGATTTTACAAGAACTCATTTTCATATTTTAGATGTTGGAATGTTAGAATCTAAATCAACTAAGGTAAATAATAATGCAATGGAATGGCAGGCATATTCTACCTCCAGGTACAACATACTTTTCAGTAAGATGTTGAATGTTGTGATTCCTTGCAATCCAAATTTACTTGTTGGTGGATTGATTAATATTAATGTTAAAGGTGATACTGAATATGATGAAATTGAAAGTGGTAAATATTTGATATTGAATATCTGCCATCATTTTGATACGACTAGATCGTATACTTCTTTAACCTTAGTTAAGGACACACCAGGTTAATAGAAACATGTCAAATACAGGTTTTACTGGGAAGGATAATTTTCAATGGTGGATTGGTCAAGTTGCCGTCAATCAACTTGAGGATCGATACAATCCAGATGGATTTGATCGTGTTAGAGTAAGAATCGTTGGTATTCATGATAAATCTGGATCTAAATTACCAGATAGCAAATTACCTTGGGCAATGGTTGAAAGACCAACAACACAAGGAAGTTTCAATCGTTCAACAACTGGATTAGCGGGCGGTGAATGGGTTAGAGGATACTTTTTAGATGCCTATAATCAGGTTCCAGTAATCACTGCGATTTTAACCAGATCAGAATCTGGTGAAATTATTGATTTAGATGAGGTAAAACAAAAAGGATCCACAGAATTTAAAAATGTAGTATCTTACAATTTTGGATTCAATCCACCTTCTCATAAAATTTTAGGTGGTGCAAAACCAACTGAACCCGCAATTCCATCACAAGAAGATTTTAATAAAGCTAAAAATTCGCAAGTCGAACCAGCAGTTCCAACAGTTCTTCCTGGCGGTACATATACGGGTCCTGGAGATACTTCAATTACATTAAAAGAACTAAATGATATTAGAAGCAGCAAGCTACCATATATTACATCTCAAACAATATCGGATGCAGAATCTGATGCGATTCGAGCAGGAATAATAGGTATCAATGATCGAACTGTCTAATAAATATCAAATACGAGAGGTTGATTGATAATGGTTACACCAGCTAATGTTACTAGAAAAATACAGGGCATCACTTATAAGCGTATAAATGGTGTATGGAAAGAAGTCCAATCAAATGGAACTTTAATCAATGTCACTGATTCTGCGCTTCTTTATGATTTAAAAAACAATATATCCAAAGACGAATCAACATATAAAACAACAACGACACAAACACCAGCAAAGAATCCAACAACAAGTACATATGTTGTCCCACCAAACGCAAAGTACTTTGATCCAATAAGTAATACCAAGTTTAGTGTTGATGGTAATGGTCTTGATGTAACAATCACATATTCTGATGGAACTCAGGCAGCATCGAAAACGAGTAATCCTGATACAAAAGCAGCATTGTCCGAGCAAGCCGCAAAAGGAAATGGACCAGAACTTCAAAAAGTTGTAGTTCCAACTACAGAAGTACAATCACTTCCGGTAATTCCTTTTACTGAACCTCTTGCAATTGATGCTGATATTAATTTATTCAAAGATCGTAGTACAACAGAATTATTACAAGATAAAACCTTAGTTGATGGATTCTTACAAGATTCTGTTGTCACTCTTCAGAATACTTTAATTGATCCCACACTTCCTGGTGATGCTGGGAAAGAAACTTTATATGATAGATTAACAGATAATGGTGGAACAGGAGTTACACAAGAACTACGAAATAAATTTGGACCACAAATAGATAACTATCTCAGTCTACGTCAACGCAAACAGGCAATTCTTGATGAGATTAAGAAGAGAGTTGCTGAATGTCGCCCAGTTAATGATGCAAACAATGGTTGGTCCGCACCCGATAAAAAATGTAAGGATGGATTTAATTATAGTCAATTGAGAGCAATGGAGGAGGAGATAGAAGAAGAGATTAATACTATGGCAGATCCATGTGGGAAAAGCACGCTTGCAGGAATTAATAATGCTCTGTTGAAATTCTTTAATTTCTTGAAAGAATCTAAAAAGTTTTATAATGTTTATGTCAAAGGAACAATCAATAAGATTCGAAATATAACTGCTATCATTGGCAATACCGCTGTAATCATTAGTGCTGTCTTGAAACTATTGATTCAAAGAATGAGGAATTTTATTCTGAATTTGATACGTAAATTAATCGAAAAAATAATCAATAAAATAATGACTTCTTTGACAAAGGCATTGAAAAATACAGTTATCAAAGTTATCATTGATTCAATTCTTTGTGCTTTCGATAAAATTATTGATGGATTGACTAAGTTGGTTACTGATTTTCTATTCTCTCTTATTGGCAACGTTATCAATGCAGCGTTCTGTGCTGTTGAACAATTCACAAATGCACTATTAAATAATCTATCAGCATCGATTGATAAACAACTGAAACCTATTTTAAATAAAATCAATGATGTATTAGGTGGAGTTGCAAAAATTGCAGGGTCTGTATTCCAGGCAGTTGATTATATTCTTGGATTTGAGGCATTTTTATGCGCTAAACCAGATTGTCCAGAAATTAAATCTTTCAAAATTGGTAGTGGATCTACAAATTCAATGAAAGAGGCATTCGATAAGATGATACCGATACCCGATGCTGCAGAAGCTGAAAAATGGGTACTAGATAAAGTTGGTGGATTCTTAGATAAAAATAATATTCTTACTGGAGCTACAGTTTTTGGTAAAGATTTTACAAATCTAAATCAAAGTATACCTGGAAGATATGAAAGTCAATTAAGATGTAACACTGGAGCATGGAGATGTGGACCTCCACAGGTTGAGTTTTTTGGTGGCGGTGGATCTGGAGCAGTTGGAGATGCAATTGTTAACAATATAGGGGAAGTATTGGGAGTTAACTTAAGATATGGTGGTCAGGGGTATACTTCTCCACCATTTGTGACTTTCAATGATAATTGTGGGCAGGGAAATTTTGCCTCTGCTTATACAATTACAAATAATGTTGGTGAAGTCATTAAAGTTATTATGGTTAATACTGGAAGGGGATATGTTAATTCACCTACGGGATTGGATGAATTTCAAGAAAGAGTGGAAGAAGAAGTAGTTGAAAATGATGTTAGGGAATATGTTGGATGTCTTGAAGAAATTGAAATATTGAGCACAGGAATTGGATATACTGTGAATGATAGTATATCAATAACACCAGATATACCTGGTTTGCAGGTAAAGGTGCAAATGACAGATGTGGGGCAAATTGTGGCAATGGTTGTTGAAACTGCAGGTTGTGGTATCACCGAGACACCTACAATCACAATAAATAGTAAAACAGGCGCTGGTTTAGAAGTAAGACCTATTATTGCATTTACAGAAAAGAATGATTACCTTGCTGCAAACAATAATAGACCAGATTTCAATGCGGCACAATTGATCAAAGTTACTCAGTGTGTTCTTAAGTAATGGCAACTAATAGACCTCCAGAATATATTGTTACTGATAATCCCCATGGGATTATGTTTTTTGGACCAGGTGGACCAAAAGAAGCTGATGATGGAACGCAATTTCGTCTGGCTGTTGCATCAAACTCAACTTTTAAATATAAGACTGATGGCTCCAAAATGGAGCACGTTCAAGGTCCATATCATATCACTTGTGGACACAACTTACAGAAAAATAGAGATAAACCATCCAAAGAAGATATTGCATTTTCTTTGAATGCTAAAACTGGTGATCTTGTTTTTAATGCTCAAGGTGGAAATATCAAGTTTCTTTGTAAGAATATGTACATTGAAACTCAAGGTGAAAAGAAAACTAATGGGTGCTTCATGTTATCTTCAAATGGAGCAGTTGTTGTTCATAGTGGAGAACAATTAACTTTAACCGGGACTAAAGTTTGTATTAAGGGAACCGCTGAGGTTAATATTGTAACGGATCATTTTATTAATATCGTTGGTGAAGTTCAAAAAGGTGGATCTCCGTTATCTACCTTATTGAAAAGTCTGGGCATTCCTTTTGCCGATGTTATCGCTGGTGTAACCGAAAGTTGTAAGTAACAATTATGTTCGACGATTTAGATGTTTTTAGTTTTAGTGTCATTCATCCATTATTTGACACTGCTGTAGTTCTTCCAAAATTTCTTCGCAGTTTAGTACCTGGCACAGCTTCAATTTACGCTGGATATTTTGGAAGTGGATCGACTGCATTATATGGAACAGCAGCTCTTGCTGCAGGTCCTTGTTTAGATAAACCTCTAACGACTAATTTCCTTGGATTGGGGTTATTTACAGGAACTCATTGTACTGTTGGATCTAACATAACTATTGGAAGTCATACTGTTATTGGAGCATCTGATATTTCTCTTTCTGCTGTTATGCAGGGATTGAATTCATTTAGAGGAAAGGCAGTTCCTGAAGATAATACTTGTACTCCAAACTATACAGTAAATGCATCAAGAATAGACCTTAATGGTGGATTGGTTGAAATTGGTGGAGGTGCATCTGGAATTACTATTAATACTGCAACAGGAGCATTAACTGGAACTTGGACTTATAATGGTGCTCCTATTTGTGCTCCTTGCCCATCTTCTGATTTTAATCTAAAAAAAGATATTGAACCACTAGAAAATGCTCTGGATAAGATCCTTCAGTTACAAGGAGTTTCTTTTAATTGGAAGGAAGATATTTGGCCTGAAAAAGCACAAGAAAATCCAAATGGTGAAATAGGTGTTATCGCACAAGAGGTAGAAAAAGTTGTGCCAGAAGTTGTACGACAATTTGAAATTATACCGAATGCTCCAGTATTTGATGATCCTGATCTAGCAGCAAAAACTCAAAAAATGTCCGTTAAGGGTGTCAAGTATGAAAATCTCGTGGCACTTCTGATTGAAGGTATGAAAGAACAACAGCAACAGATTGAAGATTTAAAACAAAGAATCGCTGATCTAGAGCAAACTAAATAACAATAATTGATTTTGTAGGTGTAAAAAATGCCAGACGGTGCAGCACAAAGTACTATTGATATCTTAACAAAAGAACAATCACAATATTCTCAGTCTAAGAGTGAGCAAGAAAAAAATAATGCAAGTGTAGAAATACCATCAACAATTACTGCTACGACTGCAACTCAAGAGTCTGCTAGTGGAGAATGGGTTGTTCAACAAAATGAGGCACCACCACCAATTTCTCGCACTGATCCAGAACAGGATGCTTTTTCTGAGGCAAAATCAAAACCAGAAACATTCCGTCAATTTTGTAAAACAGTAGATGATAAGATCTTATCATTTAATGCTAGAATCAATTTTATTAAACAACAGATTGTTACTTTATCTCTAGAAGCAACCAATGGAAATTGTTGGCCAGGTATTGCTGCCAGCGTAACAACGTCTGGTGGAACAACTCTTTCAACTCCTAATTTCAATCAAGATTATTCATCTCAAACGACCTTTAAGCAAGATCGAGATTTATTGTCAATTTACACAAATATTGAAGGACTTTCTCCAAATTATGATGCTGTAAATCCATTCAATCCAGATGTAAGTCAAGAATTAACGTCTGCATATTCTGGATATGGACGAGCTAATACAAAAGATGATAATGGTGGAACATCTGTTGGAATCGCAAGATTAGATATTTCGGCAACACAATCAGATCATAATCCTAGAACTATTTCAGCTGCTATTCCATATCGTTATTATTTTGGTGCAGGAGTTGCCCCCTATGCATCAAATACAAGTGTTACTGCTTCAAGATGTGTTGCTATTGCAAGTTCAATTACTGCATTGCAAAGTGAGATTACAACTTTACGATCTCAAAGAGATACTTTACGATCTAATTTAAATATTGTTAAAGAAGAAAAATCAAATAAAGATTTGCAAGCTTGGGGTATTACTAATCATCAGAGAAAAATATCTGGTCAGGCAACTGCCAAAGCAAGCGTCATTTCCGCTATCACCAGTCTGTCCCCATAGGACTTGACACCTGATTCAAAATCCCTTATAATATGGGGGTAATCAACGGAACACCACATGAGCACCGCCCAAGAAACCGTAGAGGGTATTGTGATTGATGTATGCACTCGCAGTTTTCTGCTTCTTAGCGATCAAGGCAGCGAGCGTCTGGTTGAGTGTGAGACCGTTCAGGAGTTTATGAATGTCCTAGATGTTGTAACTAGTCAACTTCAACCTGAACAAATTGAGTATGCTGATCTTGCCATCTATGGTCAGGACAACAACTAAATACAAAAACTAAAATGGAAGTTTTTACCGTGGAAGAGTTTCAAGAAAGGTTCGATGAACTAATGGAACGAGTTGAAAATGGGGAGCGCATAGGTATCATCAACGATGATGGGCAAGCAGCAGTGATGATGCCCGCTGATGATGATCTGATACGAATACACACTGAGTTAAACAACGAAGC